CCCGGTTAGGAAAAGAGGGCCTTTGAAGCCCCTCACAACCGCCATGATCATGTCTGTGAAGACGTGATGGGATAACGCGTGACCTTCTGTTTCACGTAGGATGGCTCGAAGAAGCGTGACATCGACAGCGAAGACTAAAATCTCCTAGCTGTTCATACATCACCTTTAGATTACCATTCATTATTCCCAAACACATTCCTGGAGGAAAAAGCGAGTAGAGACCAAGGATCTTCGGTCTCAAGTACATACTCGCTCTCCAGGCTAACAGATCCCGGTTCCAAACCGGACGGACCCGACAAGAGAAAAGGAGTCAACCTCTTGTCAAGTGACAGATGAGAAGGAAACTTCTCCACATTATACGGTTCCGGAAGCGGCACACTCTGGTCCTTGAGTGCAACCTGGTATAGTCGAGACCAATTTCGATAATACTGCAGGACGATCTTCTCTGCAACACTACCCTCCAACGCCTTAAACAACTCCTCAAAGCGCCCCGCTGTCAAGAATACCTCGACAACGAGAAGAGCATTGATGGACGAAGAAGTCACACGACGAAGTGATGATGACTGCCCGTAGTTGGCAGCCTCCGACCTCGTGATCGTTTCGTAGTCCAACAATGGACGAAGGGACGTTCCGTCACCCTCTATTGACCGGCCTAGTTTTTGAGCCAAGTTCCACATCTGCCACTCAGTTAGAGTAGGCTGACGCGGGCTGGGAAACAAGCCGGGATGGTCGTGAATCTTTCTCGCTACACGGAGAAACAGCTGGTTTGGCTGAAGAACCCTCTTGTCTGACTTAACAATCGGCAACCCCATCCCCCCCAACTCTTCCGGTATGAAATATGGAACAGAGACGCTTTCAAGGCGCTCCCTGTGTTTACTCATCCATCCGCAGAGCACACGTTCACGTGTGTGCTCCGGACATCCTGCAATCAGCTCTCGACATTGTGCACCTAACGACGAAAGAGGAGCCCCCGATTGGGAAGCACCGGCGGAACGCTTCTGCCCTTCAAAAAGAGACATCCGTATAAACGGAGTCCTATGAAAGTGCAATTGCCTCCACACCTTGCCCCTTACGGGGTCCTCAAACTCCACCCACCTCCCCTCGGGATCGTAAGTGAAGTTGGTCGAATTAATATTCATAAAATCTCGAGAGAAGTAGACCTTTCCAATGGAAGGCACTAATCCAATGAAGTTCGCCAGCTGACTCCATATCCGCATCCCCAGAGGGGTTGTGCGTAAACAACCGTCATCCCCGTTTACCATGATACCAGCATCCGCAAGAGAATAAACCCTTTTGTCATCTAGTTCCTTAGTCCAACGAAGAATACACGAATTGATAATACAGAGGAATGGGAAGGAAATTACACTCCCCATCAACTGACCCTTCTTCTGGATAGCCTCCAACGTCATCATTTTCCCTTTGAACTTCTGCTTCAGTCTCATAGTATGACCTGTGAGACCTTTATGCATTAGCTTCCGTTCTATATCCGAGAGACCCAACACATCAGCCACCTGATCTATCATGACATCCGACGCCCAGAGTTTCATCTGGTTTGTAGCGTCAGAATAATCGACAGACAGGAAAGACTGATCCTTCCTTAGCTTCCCACCCAAAACCTTCTGAACGTACCACTCATCGACTGGTCGTCCGATAAGCTCGAAAGGTTTTTCACGACGAAGGGTGCTCCACATGAACTTCTGTAGCGGTTTTAAAGCCGTATAGAGCATGGGAGGACCTTTACTAATCACTCGAACCTTCAGAGACTCCTTCAAGCCTAGGGGGATCGCCACTGGATCCTCTTCAAGGGCCGCACTTGTCACTTCGGACATGAACGTGCGGAAACGTTTTTTCATCACCGTCGGGTCTACTACAGTCACCGGGGACGCCATAGACATGGCACCTCGCCGTGAATAAGGGGGGACTAGGCGATGAACACCCAATCCTCTCACACCCTTTTCCACATCACGAACCCTACTCATCAGTTCTGCTCTGTCCGAGATGAGATGCCCTACGGCACCTCCTCCAGACCTCGAGTTGATATAGTTTGCCGAGGTCGAAGGGAGAAACGGTGCGTAGCGATGCTCGTCAGTATACAGTTTACCGGAAAACAGTTCTTGAACTGTCCGGGATAGCTGTTTCGTAAACGTAGCACGCGACACTACCGTCTGCTCCATAAGACACTCTGGCAGACAAGATTCATCAGCCCAAGACAAAATGACCTCAGGATCGTCATTGCGAGTCTCAGTTGTGAGATTCGTGAAAGCTTTCATCTCCGCCTGCGACACATACAGGTCGGAGGGACGAGGCATACCACCCTTCGAATACAACACTGTCGTACACCATTCAATCCACCATCTCTTATCCGATACCTTCTTCATCTGAAGAAACTTATAGGCCTTCCCCCCGAACAAAAGTCCAGGAGAGTCAATTCCCACAATTCCCTTCGATGGAACCGGTACAGCATCGAGTGGTGACGAAGGTGACGACATGTTGCACGCAAAATAGGCGGCAAGCTTGTACTTCACGAACTTCACTACATCCCCAACAACCGCTGCGCAATAAATCCAATGTTTCGTGGTACCACGAAACCTTGCGCCTTCTGAATCAAAGCCACTCAATTCCAGTGACCTGATCAGGACCTGCACACACATCACTACAAAGTTCGCATCCTCATGAGAGAGCGGACTAGGGGGGTAAAACACCTCCACCATTGGCGCCAGAACATCAACTGTCGCGGACATTCTGATACTTTTCTATTTTCTCCGATCTGTACAAAGATTAGAG